TGTTGGAGTTCGGGAAAGCGATTGATGACCCGCCGAACTGCGACTGCGCCGTGGAGATGACGGCACCGTTCACCGAAGTCCAATTCGCAGACAGCGGCGACGAATCGACAAAAGTGCTAGAACCATTGGTGCCATCAGCGTGCAACAACGCAACAACTTTGTTGCCGACAACAGAATTGGTGGCCGTCCGGTATGCCAATGCTCCTGGGGCACTGGATACTGGGAATCCGCGACCTAAGCGTGACGCCATGTCAGATCAGTCCTCCCCTGGTCACCATCGCCACGGATGAAGAACTGGGTATTTGCGACGACGGCTCGTTGTAGAATACCTCTGTGGGGATCAGCGGGACGGCTACTGAAGCCCAGCCGTAGGTCGGCGTAGCTGAGGTGGTTGAGGTGACGGTCGATGACCCGTAGGACTCCCCGATAGCCATCAGTTGGTTCCCCGACGAGTTGATCCATAACGGCATCTGGCTGTAGCTGGTGATGGAGGTTCCGGTAAGGGTGCCGAACGCGGAGAACACCGTTTGGACGGGTGTCGCCGTCACGGTTTGCGACATGCTCGACGTTGCCCCGGTGTTGGTGACGGGGGTGCCGAAACCGGACACGTTGTTGTAGGTGAACGAGTTGAAGGTCACGCTGGCCGCGTAGCTGTTAGTTCCGACTCCGATGGTCTGGACCCCACTGGGTGGATTTACCATGCCCCACACCCAGACTCCAGTGTAGCTGCGCCAGAGAATTCCTCCTAATAATGTCAGGGGGCTGGAACCGATCAGGGTCGGTATTAGCGTTCCATTAGCATAGCTGACATCGGCTGCGACCAGGAGGGCACTGGTTCCGACCGGAATCGTGTGGGTGATGTTGGCGTAAACACCATTGCAGTTAGCGTTCGCTGCACCCGACCCGAGCGACGTGAAAACGGGACGGGACCGGGCAAGGTTTGTGGTTTGGTATCCCAGGCCAGCCTGATACGCGAAGCTGCTGGGAAGCGCCTGAGTGGACTGCGACGGGTATCCCCGCCCGACGACGGCCATCAGAACAACCTGCTGCGGGTCATCATGGCGATGCTGGACGGCGCTGGGGTTTCAGCAGACGGTTCCACGAACGGTGGTACGACGGTGACGTTGTTGGGATAAAGAACGGTCGAGATGGGCGCAATTGAACTGCCGTAGCCGTAGTAGGTATTGATGCTAGCGGTAAAATTAGATATCGGCGCAACAGAATCAGCAATGTTGAGCATGCCGAACCAGTAAGCGACGTTGCCTGTGCCGTTGTTAAACCGCTGATTACCTCCATTATTATTTAACAGATAATTCGGTGAAGCACCGATGGCGGCACCAAAACCATTGACAACGCAGGGAAAGTAATTCGGCTTAAGTGATACGGACTGCACTCCAAGACCATTTGTCGCCGCTGCCCTGGAGGACGTTGACTGCGAGGCAACTCCATTGTATGACACACACGCCGCCACCATTAAAATAGTGCTTGCACTCAACGTGATCAGCACTGTTTTTGTACCACCAGATATGTTAGGCAGCCCGAAGCGCGTGTAATTGCCATATTGAGGGGAAGGGTTGGTGCTGTAGAGCGCAACTGATGCCAGCATGGTCATCGGAATCCCGTTGTAGGTGGCGCTCTGCGACAAAACCTGGGGACATGCCACGTCAACAATCAGGTACGAGCCAGCCGTGTTAGTCGTGGAAATAGAAATGGTCGATGAGCTTCCTCCGTTAAAGGGCGCATAGTAGCCGCCCAGCGCATCGAACAAGGGAGGCGTGATACCCAGTGGGGTCCACGTCTTGGTGGACTGCACCGGCAGGGTACGACCGAGTCTGGGCATTAGTAGGCCGACCCCCGGCTCATGGTCACCGGCACCTGATTGTAGAGTTCCGGCAGTGCGGGAGGGAAAGGCAGCGGATTTAGGGGCACCGAGATTGCTGCCCAAGCCAGACCGGATGACGTTGCCGATACGGTTCCGCTCGTTGAAGTACCTAACAAGATTGAACTGGCGTTGACCAATGTGGTCCCATTGAACCCTGAGATCGAACCAAAAAGCGCCGTCAAAATTAAGCCATTGCTCGCCAAACCCGTCACGTTTTGAGCAATAGAGGACGATCCATTTGAACTTTGTACCGGACCTACAGAACCGACATTACGAAATGAAATTGCATTCCAGTTAACTATCATATAGGTGTTGGACGATGCCGCTATTGAAAAGGTTTGATTGCCTTGCGGTGGGTTGTTCATGCTGAACAACCATGCCGAACTGTAACTTTGCCCAGGGGGGTTAGAAACATAATCGTAGATAAAATTAGCCACAGACATGGATTTGCCGCCGACTGTGGCCGAAACGCCCAAATAAAGAGGACCACCGGAATAGGGGTAGTACGGGTTCTGCGTATAGACGTTGACAGCCAGATATAACCGATTGCCGTAAATCGTTTGAGAAAAACTGTTGTTCGTACCGTATACCTGAAGGCCCGAAGAGCCGCTTGCGCCGAACACGTCCACCGTGACCGGCTCAAACGGGGCTATCTTCGGGTTGAATTGGTGCTGGATCGGGATTCGCCGCCCGAACCGGGCCATCGTTCACTCTTCCCAAATGCAATACGCGATAATGGTGGTTGCGGCACCCGTGGACGGGGTGGCGCGAATACGCAGGCAGTATCCGGCGTTCATTTCTGGTTCGCGACCCAAGGGAAATTGCTGTTTGAAGTAGGTGCTGAGGTCGTAGGTTTGAGCCAACAGCCGGGTTGAGGATGATGCGCCTTCTGCGGTGCAGTTGTATCCGGTGGTTGCGGTTGAGATAGTTGCCTGTGTGGATGGCCCCGTGACGTCGTTGTAGTTGTAGACGGTGCCGGCGGTGACGGTTCCGAAGACGGTGCCGGTGTCGAGGAGTTCGACCTGGACGGGCGAGGTGGGCGCGGCGGCGAAAAGGTAACCCCATTCAACAACACGAATCTTCTTCAGCGGGGCGATTTGAAGGATAGTCTTCGGCTGTCCGGATGCGGTCTGGGTGGCGACACCGGAAATGACAGTTCCGCCGGTTGTTGCGGTGACGGTTGTGGGCGCGTTGCCCGACCAGGTGATGAAGCAGGGTGCTGCCATGGGTATCTACTCCTATGTTTTATGGCCGTGTGCTTGGATAAGTATTACTTTTTTGGTTGCGGTGTTTGGTGAGCGACACGTTTTTCTGCTGTTCGAGATGCTGTTTCGATGATTGCGCAGAAAATGAATGGGGTTGCGAGGTAGGTGGCGATGAAGAATATCATCTCGGTTAGGGGCTTTTGATTTCGAAGATTAGTTTTTTGTCGCTGATTCGGCCGATTACGGTGGTGATTGTATTTACCACTTTGTAGGTGTAGCCGGCTTTTCCGCCGGATACCCAGATGCTGGCGGTGTGGGGGGTGAAGGATTCGTTGCTGAGTATGAGGCCCTGGTCGGCGGTCCATTGTGAAGTGATGATGGAGTCGGTGTTGAGCCAGCCGGTCCAGTCGATTTCGTAGTCGAGGTATTCGTTGGTGCATTGGACGTATCTGCCGGGGGGCTGCCATTGCGGGTAGGCCAATCCCTCAAGTCCTGTGGTCATTTATTTATCGTCCCATTTGGTTCGTTATTAATTACAGTCTTCTTTTCCGCGTGTCGCTTCTATTGTTTACTGGCAAACTTGTTTTAACGTCGTTGTCAGGCCAGTCGGTTGCCTTCCTCGCTACGCGCGGGGCGGCGGCTCCTTCCCCGCCAAAGCGCGGGGCGGTTCACAATCCGGGATGGTTCAGTCGTCGCCTGACATGGGCTTACGCACCGAGATTTCGCATTGCCAAAAAACCCATCTAATTAAGGACTGTGATGACTGACAACTCTCTTGAGAACCGCGGCCTCGTCGCCGCCGGTGGCATGGAGGACTTTCTCGCCACGCTGATCAAGCGCCGCGGGCAGGTTCACGAGGAGCGCGCCCGCGCCCAGCAAAAGGGTGAGGCCGTTCTTCTGCTGGCCCGCGAGCAAGGCCGCGAGCAACTGCAGCCGGAGGAAGACGCCGAGTTCCGCAAGTACATGGACGACATGAAGACCCTTGGGGCCGAGATCGTGGGCCTCGACGAGCGCATCGAGGAGATCCGCTCTGAGGTCGAGCGTTCGGGGCAGATCAACTCCAGCCTCGCTCGCATCCGTCGCGCCGAGGGCACGATCACCAAGATCCGCGAGCAGGCCATCTACCAGAAGGGTGACCCGCGCCGGTCCTACATGCAGGACATGATCAAGGTCGCCCTGAACGTCGATGACACCGGGGAGTGCCGCGACCGTCTGATGCGCCACGCGCAGGACGTGGCCACCCTCCCGGAGTACACCGAGTTCCGTGACATCAGCCGTACCGGCGGCGAGGGCGGCTACGCCGTTCCGCCCGCCTGGCTGATGAACCAGTACATTGAGCTGGCTCGCCCGGGTCGCGCGTTCGCGAACCTGGTTCAGCGTCAGCCTCTGCCTGGTGGAACTGACTCCATCAACATCCCGAAGATCCTGTCCGGTACCACGGTCGGTGTGCAGTCTGCGGACAACACCACTGTGTCGGACACGGACCTGACGGACACCTTCATCAACGCGCCGGTTCGGACGATCAGTGGTCAGCAGGGTGTCGCCATCCAGCTGATCGACCAGTCGCCCATCGCGTTCGATGACGTGGTGTTCCGGGACTTGGTGGCCGCTCACGCCGCCGCTACCGACAAGCAGGTCTTGGACGGTACCG